CACCAATTTTATCTGTACCAGTAACGGGACGCAAGCCGTCTTGAGATAGAAATAATAAGTCACCACCAATTTCAATAACGCTGTCTGTAGCTAAACACCCAAGGTCATCTGTAACATTCTCAAGTACAAAGTTAGCTATATTGTTACCTGTAAGCTTACGAATATTATTACTACCAAACACATATAGCGCATCACGAAAGGGTTTGATTGCTACAACAGGAAAGCCTACGTTAATAACTCCTGCCCCATTAGCAGCAGCAAAACTAGTTTCATCATAAGGTGCACTAAAGTAAAGGTTCGTATTTTCGTTAGGATCACCAGCTAAGAACATGTGGTTTTGAAACACTGCAGAAAACTTAGGATCATCAGGTGCGTCAGCATGTGTAATCTGCGTGTAGGTACTGCCATCGTATGTAGCTGCAGGATTGATTCCATCAGTAAGTATAATCTTTGCAGCGCCCCAGTTGTACTTTGTAAAACGTACCTTAGTAACGCCTACCATTGTAGGAGAGCCAGATGTAGATACTGCAACCCAAGCATCTGTAGAGTTATTCCAGTAGTGTAAATAGTTATTGCCACTAGAAGGTTTACGACAAGCAAGAATGCCATCGTTGATCCCGTTAGCTACGCAAACACCTAAAACACTGCCTGTGCCTGTTACTGTGCCATAGTCATTGCGGAACCCGTTGATCTTACGATAACCACCCGTAACAGAGGGTTCATAATTAATTAGACTAATAGCAGAACCCGGTTGATTCTCACCTTGTGATAACACGTCACGACTAGTGTTTAAACCACCCTGACAAAACACTTTAAAGGAAGATAAATTATCAGCCATTAGACCACGCTACTAAAAGTACTATTTGCTGGACGTTGAATTACCGTAGAACGAATGTACAAGTTATCATCCATTAAGATACGGCGCATAGCCTTAATGCCCTCTTCAAAATTTCTTTGGTGCATAGCTGCACTTTGTTCATTACTACGGAAACGCATAATAAACATAATTGCACCATCAATAACTACGTGCTTAAAACGTTCAGGAATAATCATTGTATCTGTATACAGAGCAAGATCATCGGGATACTTAAAGTATATATACTCAACATCGTATGCAGCATCTGCTAATGGAGTAATTCCAAACTTCTCTTCTAGTGTTTGATACACGTAGGTAGGTTTACCTGTCCCATTTGTTTGATCAGCTTCATCATCTTGTGTGCGATAGTTTTGTAGGTAATCATTATATGTTAATGTTTTTAAATGTCTAGGGGTATTATCCAACCCGGTAGTCTTTTTTAGAAAAAACGAATCCCAATCTACCGAACCCATATTATCTGGAAAGTCGTAGGTTCGTTGTGCGGCAGTTAAGGTTTGAGTAAATGTTGTTTTTAAAAAAGGAAATTCTTGTCCGTCTTGTAGGATAAGACGAATGCTACTGTTTACAGCATCTTTAGCAAGAGCTTGTACGTTACGTACAGTATCAAAGCCATCACCAGCAGTATCTAGTGTGACCTCGTTTAAACGTCTTAGTGTATCGTTTACTAGTGTGATGTACGTAGTTGCCATTTAAATAACCTTTAGATAAGCTGAGAGGGGCAAGTTTCCCTGCCCCCCAATTAGTTTATTTAAGCGTTGTCACGACTTACTTCGTCAGCAGTCATTTCGCCTAGTGCACTAACGTCCATCATTACAGCGTATACACGTAGTGTACCTGCAGTAAATGATGCACCGCCGCCTGCAAGAGTTACGTCAAGTGTATCTGCAGAAGTGATGACAACATCACCAGCTACAGTAGCGGAAGGAGCATACGCCCCATCAGCAGCACCGTCAATATCAAATGCAGCCACGTACTCATCAGCGTCTACGGCTGTGCCTAATGTAGCAGTAGCATCTGTACCAGTGTTTTGAGTAGCAGAAGCTGTTACTTGAATACCTGCTGTAATAATTTTAGTATTAGCAGGTACAGTAATAGCCTGTACTACATCACCGGGGGCAATGCTATTTGCAGTTAGGTCAATAGTTTGTTCAACCATATACGCTTGACGACCACGTGAAGAACTCCCGTGTGCAGGAGCTAGAGTTGCAGTAATAGTAGCCATTTTCTATTCTCCTTATCGTAAGTTGTAGAGTGCATTGACCAACGCCTCTGGGCGAAGAATCTTGCGACCATATAGATGCATACCACGAACAATGTCAGCGAAGCTGTCAGGGTCACGATATGTTTCTGTTTTATTGATCTGCTCTGCGGTTGCAACAGCTGAACTGTGACCACCTACGATAACACCGTAGTTAGTTGAGCCAGAAGCTGCGTTTGTTGCAGGACCAGTACCAAAAGTAGGCAAGTTGTTAGACACGTGTACTTGGAAACCGTGCAGGTTGTTTACAACAAGACCATTACGGATACCACCCGATTCACCGAAGTCTGCATTTTGAAGACGAGAATCTTCATCACGCAGGATTTCCATGAATACTGGGTCAACAACGAGCCAACGACCTGTTGTGTCAACATTTTGCTGGTCTAGCTTACGAGCCATACGAGCAATAAGTTGTAGTGGATTTGCTTCACCTGCAGTTGAAGGTGTAGCAGTTGCACCGCCTGTACGTGGCAGTAGAGCAACAGTGTTGCCACTAGAACCACCATTAAAGTCAGAACCATCTAGCTTCATTGAAGCAAGCAATTCGTCTGTACCTGCAGTCGATACAGCAACACTACCGTTAGTAGTTGTGTTGGCAGTATCGGCATTGCCGTGCAGTGCAGATTGTTTGTAGCCTGACATGTAACCAAGAACGTCTTGGTCAAACTGGTCAGAGATACGATATGCAGCACGATCCGAAGCAAGGCTTTGGAAATTGACATGACTATGAGCTTCCTCAATATCGTCAACCTTAAAAGCAAAATAGTTAGCTTTATCAATGGTTAACGAGAAATCTTCATCGTCAAGGTCTTGTGGCGTGATCGCCGTACCACGTGCATATTCTTTTACGGTGATCTCAGGTTCTTTAATAATTTTAACTGAGTCACCCATGTTAGCAATCTCTCCGAAATAATCAGAGTTGGTAATTGCTTCAACAACAGATGCCTTGCGGAACGCAAGTTGCACCTGTTTGGAGTAGATTACTGGTGAAAAGTTACCGTTAGGTAAATTACCGTAACCGCCTGCTGATGTAAATGCCATTTGAACATTCTCCTATTAGCAAGAACAGATGCAGAACACACAGATACTTATATTGGAGGCTAGACATCTTAGGGTGCGTAAAGTGTAACACTTGGCCTTTGCGTTACATTTACGGGCCATGATTTACTAGGTAAGTCCGTAAGGTCTGTTGTTTGCTTGGGGAATATATTTTATACAGGTATTCCATCACTGGGGCTGCATAATATATTATACATATAGTTATAACACAAATAACTATAATGTCAATACTTATTACCTAGCAGAGCCAGATAAATCGTAAATAAAGTTTCCAGTCCGAATAGCTTCCATGATCTCGTCTGATCGCTTTTCATATTCTTGTGGAGACATCTTCTGTACCTGAGATTCACGGATAGCATTTCCCATAGCATCCGACTGAGGCTTACTGCGTTCATTCCGTGTACCCACAGAACGTGCAGCATCTTTTGATGAAGCAGACTTTTTAGTTGTAATATTACGATCTGCTTTATACAAATCAATTGCTCGTCCTGCTGAACGGGCATCTGCGTCATTTTCATATAGGACATCTTGAACCCACTTAGGTTGTTCTTCTGCCCACTCGTGAAAGTCATCACTGTTACGAATGTCACCAAAGTCAGGGTGTAGCTTCATAAGTTCCGCTTCTGCTTTCTCACGTGATGCTGATGCTTTCATTTCATCAATTTCACGAACACGTTCTTCAAGACCTTGTGATTGTTCTTTTGCTTTTTTAATTGCAATGGTCTCAACGATAGCAGCCACATCTGGATACTTAGTTGTCCAAGCTTCAATGTCTTCATCAGACTTTGGTAACTTAATTTCTTTTTTAGTTGCAGAACTAAGTTGAGTTTCAAGGGCTTTAATACGATCTTCGTAGTCTTTTTCTTTTTGTTGTTGGTGCCTACGTAGATCACCATAACGTTTCTTAAAACTTTTTTCTTCTGCATTTGCGGGTTCAGCTTCTTTAGGTTCTTCTACCTGTTCAGCTTCACCCTTTTGTTCCTCTAGTAGCTTTTCAAGTTCTTCTTCTTCTTTCTGTAACCGTTCTTCATTTGTATACTTACGATTAGCAAAAGCTACCTTTTTTGGTGACTGCATTTCTTCAGCCATTATTTGTTGTTCTGACATTATATGTCCTCTCACTGGGGCCACCGTAGCCTGTTGGTAGGGGGATGGGTAGGCCAGTCATATTAGTGTTTATAGTTAGGTACACTAAACCTAGTCATCGTCACCTCCGAAACCAAAGAAGTCTGCAACACCGTCAAAGAATTTTTCAACAATGTTTTTATCAGATGATGCAGCTGTAGTGGTTGTGCCAGAGTCACCATCACCGTCACTGCTATTAGCAGCATCAGCTTCGTTTACGGTGTCGAATATTCTGTTACCTTCGCTGTCAAATAATTTTTCCGCTTGTTGTAAAGTGTGGGAACTCATTCCACTTGTAGAAGCTCCTCCTTCAGCACCTCCTGCAGCCATATATTCAGACATTCTATTATATCTAGCATTCAGTATTTCATAATGTTGTGCTACATCTACATTACCAGAGCTTACCGCATTATCATATGCTTCGGCTTGACTACTTGTAAACGCACTGCCTGTATTAGTTGTCGTTAATAGATTGTTACTAGCACCATCACCATAGGGAGAATTTTGTGGTGAGTATATCGGAGCATATGAAGTACCCTCTTCTGCTACATTTGAAAAAGGATTACTCACATCAGCAAACATATTCTTTATACCAGTACCTACCTTTTGAAGAAAGCTTTGTTTGTCTGCTGTTATATCAGGTATGTCTATGCCTTTTTCTTTCATTAAATCTTCTAATTGATTTCCAAAGTGACTAGCAGCAGCACGTCCTGCCATACCCACAACAGGGTTAATAAAAGCTAGGGTTGTCATCATTGCTTTTGATTGTTGGTTTTTATGCCACGCATCAAGAATAGAATCTTTACCTGCATCTTTTAGCGCAGACAAAGCACTACCAGATTGTTGCATTGTCATATTAGATAAGCGCAGTTTATCTGCACCCTTATCATCCCTAATGGGTGTTACCTGCGTTGTTTCTACGGACGTAGACTCAATGTCATCTGTTTGATTTTCATAATCTGAAAGAAGAATAAATCCATCAGGAATATCTACTAAAGGATTGCCATTGTAGAAAGAAATGGTTTTACGTTCTCCTGTTTCAGGATTAATGTATTCTTTTGTTGTATATACATCACCAACTGTATCAAAGAATTTATCTTCTGTAGACGCTGTGTTTACACCCGTTGAGGTATTAGTTGCAGTTTGTGCTGTACTTGTTGATCCTATATTTGCTGGAAGACTACCGTCATTAAACGGAGTAGTTTGATTTGTAACAAACTTAGGCATGTATCCACCAGCAGGTGATGCAGTAGGTGGTGGGGGTGCAACAGAACTAGGTGGAGGGGTGTAAGATGCAGTAGTTTGTTGGCCTTGATAGATAGAAGGTTGGTATCCTGCAATACCACTAGAGGGTACAAACGTACCTGCAGCTGCGTGTACCATACCACCTTCAGCCATCTCACGTGGTTTGTCTTCATCTTCCATAGGTCCACCGCCTACAATGATAAGATCGGCAGGGCCAAAGGGAACATCGTCATCCAATGTAGCCTCTTCAGAATTACCCATCTGACCCATAGCTTCCATTTTCTTTATGCCAAACTTAGCTTCATCACGAAGTTGCATGATCTTTTCTAGCCCGTGGAAACGAACTACGTCAGCAGGTAAAACAAATTCACCTTCACTGAGCATGGCAGGAACATCGTCACGTACTTCCTTTTTAGTACTACCATTAGGAACATCATTTCCCGATTCTTCGTCTACCATGCCACCTTCATCCTTGAGGCCACCTTCATTAAAAAGGTCCATTTGTTGTTCTAGCATAGGTGGTTCCTCTTGCTTTCTAGTATCTGATCTACTTATTGCATATTCAATAGCGTCTTCTCTATTTTGATTCTTCGTTACTTTCCCGCCTTGATTAAAATTTGTTGTAACGCCTGTTCTTTTATCTGTGAATTGAAACATTTCATCGTCTGGCGTTGTCTTCTTAACCTTCTTAGCTAGAACTAGAGGTCCAACTTGGATAACTTGTTCTGCACTTAGGATAGGCATACCGTCTGCTTTGTCATAGAAGTAGGAAGCCCTATACGGATTCATACCTACTTGAACCCATTCATCACTATCTAATAATTCAGTTGCTTTTTTATATACAGCCTCAGGGTCCATATTTTCCCACTCCCCGTTCATACGGGCAATGGTAGCCTTGCTGTTACCTGCAGCAATAGAGGAAGCAGCTAAAGGATTGGTTGTAAAATTTACATTGTTAAGAACAGCAGTTTGACCATATCCTACTGTAGCTCCACTTTTATCAACACCATCGTGAAGAGTTACAACCCAAGTATCTGTGTCATTGTAAGCTGGTATATCTAATCTTGCAGATATTTGAGTACCATCTTCAATAGTTTTATTTACACCAATAATACCCTTGTTTACTTTTTTGTCCCCACCTGTAGCATGTAAAGCCTGTGCTACATCTTTCTTTGTAGGAAACTTTGGCATCTTCTTTATGGGTAAGATGGGTTGGAAAACCCCTGATAGCTCCCTAAACTCTGCAGATGTTATCTCACCTTGACGTAGGGCATCTGCAGCATCAGCTAACTTTTCTTGAGGAGGTACTCTGAACTTATTCTTAGCATAGTTTTTCTTACGCCACTTTTCTAAATCATCAGCAGAAATATTTAAGTCATCTAAAGTATTAGTTAGTGCCTGTTCTGTTAAGTTAACAGCTACATCATCGCCCTTACGTAACATACTTTTTAAGACAGGTTTAGCCATAGGTGCAGCAGAACCAACAACCTCTGCAGCAGTTATACCAGCAATCTTTAAAAGACTAGGGTCTTCTTGGTCCAACTCATCTGAAACGGCCATTGCAGCACCTACCGGAGTAAAATCAAGTCCTGCCTCTGCCATTTGCACAGATAAAGGTTTATCTGTCCTGTCACCGTACACATCCGAGAAGTTACCCGCACTGGGTGCTACTTCTGCACGTTCTTCGTCTGTCATATCAACAAGGCGTTTACGATAGTCAGCCATCCCACCTTCGTTAAAATTTAAAGACTTACTTCTTTCTACAGCAGACTTTATAGCATCTTCTTTACTTTTATGGGTACTTGTGGGTTTTATAACTTCCGAATCTAACATCATGCGAAGTATGTCATCGTCATAGGCATACCCATTATGTATGGTAGGTACGTTGATCCACTTACCTTTATATTTAAAAGTAGTAGACTTTTCAGATACCATTTCACCTTCAGGTGTTTTGTATACATCCCTACCTGCTTGTGTTTTTGAGCCTGTCTTGGTACCTACTTCAGCCATTTTTTAATACTTCGTCCCTAAGTAGTTTAAGCCTACGTAATTGATATACGGCACCTTGTGCTCTGTGCATTGCAACAGCGTTATCCGATTGTTCCATAACACGATGTTGTTGTTCTATTAAAAAACTTAAATAGTCTGTAAACTTATCCCATTGGGCTTGGTTGCTGACCAGCCCCTTGAGCTTGCTGTGGTGCTCCTTGTCCTGCATTTCCACTAAATCCTTGTTCTTGAGGTGTTGG